GCGCTTAGATGCACATTGAAAACTTGTCTCCCGTATCCTTGGGAACAGGGACTTTCATATGGTGCCTACAGGGACTCTTCTAGGGTCAACGAAGGGTCTTCCTACCGACTACTTACTCGTCGGCAAGCTCTCCTTTCTCTTCCGCCCTAAGGCTAGGAGCTAGTGAGCTGACTAGGTAGCAGGATAGTAGGTTATCAGCCCTCTCGTTCGCAATTGGTTTCGCGGAACTGAAGCTAAGGTCGTGCGTTGTAAACCGACGCGTCGCGGCTCCACACTAATAGGCAAAGGACATGCCATCGTTTTGACGGTAAGTGGGCCCGCCTAGGTTGATAAAACCTGGAAGAGGCCTTAGGGCCTGATACGAGAACCTCCTGCCTTACGGGGGAGGATCTGGCTCTCCCACATCCACCTGGATTCTCAATTCAGGTTAGGGTGGGGAGTTTTTCTAACGGGGGCCGAATTAGGCATCTTCTGGATGGTTCGTCCTGCGACTCCACGTACTGCTCTATGGAGCCTTAAGAGCTTCTGCGCATCTCTTGGTATCTTCGCTTCCATTACTGGTCGCTCGAATACTTCCAATTTGCGCAGCATCCCTATAAGGGCGAGGTCCTTACCATGCCTCAGTAATGAGGTTATGGCACACGACCAGGCGCTGCTGGGTAACTCCAAACGTTTTAATTTTTGGAGCCACTCATAAGAGCCTAGTCGGACCTCCAGTGTGTGTAGTCCAAGTGGGTCGGCCAGACGCATGATTAACTCACGCGTCGCTTTGGCGACAGATTTAACTAGGGGTACCAGTATAAGGTTCGCCCAACCATGAATCCCTGTGGTTTCCCACAGAGGAACTTGGGGGAGCGAAGACATTATACCCGGGGGGTAGACCTCGGGAGAGGGTGGTTTATCCATCCAACCCCGTGGTTTAATAAAGTCCTCAAAGGGACTCACGTACCACACTTTCAGCGCTTCAGGGATTACTCCCTGAAGTAGCTTAAGTACCAATTCATTATATCTATCGTCCAAAGACTGGGTAACTCGAGCAGCGATGTCAGCTCGAAAGGGCTTGACTGCATAGGCCGTAACCATCTGCAACCAATCCTCCCAAAGTCCTATTCCCAACAAGGAATTTGGGCTACGCAGTGCGATTATTGCTCCGCTCGCTCGGTTACCAAGCTTATTCAACTTAGCCCCTAAGTTTCCTAAAACTCGATAACCAAAGCCAAGAGCAGCTAAAACCTGACTCAAGCGCATTTTCGGATTCCCAAGACGTTTTACCAAATTGATAAGCGAGGGCAGATGCCGGGTCGCTACATCAAACTCTTTAAACGCCAGAGGGGAAACATCTATACCTTTGAGTATAAAACGTTTCGCGAATTCAAAGCTTCCATTTCGGCTATTGAGCGACTTAGCGGCCGAAATTTCCACTCCTAATGCCATCATCAGGTTCAGATACTCCCGGGCAACGTTTCGATCAGCAATGACCAAATCGTCGCCAAGTAGGGCGTATTCCTTGAACCAAGATCTTAATCCTACGCGCTCTGCTGCCAATTGAACCACTAAGTGGTGCGTCAGAGAGAACACTGCCCAACTACTATAGGCCCCCATGGGCTGGCCGGCTCCATACCTCAAGATACTAGTTTCACAGTTCCCTTTGCGGACTTCGTCCCTGGAGGGTTCTAAGATATAGTCTCTGTCAATAAGGATACGCGCCCATGCGGACCCAAAGGCGGGGTTAAACAGTGTAGATAGTAGATGTACTTGAGCCTCAATGGGAAATCGATCCGTGGCAGCCGATAAATCTATACTGCGAACATAAGGCAGCGCCCCTCGACGGGCTTTGGCAGCTAACCGAGCAATCGGTTTGAGCTGGTCAAAGGTACCGTCTTGCGGGATGCGTTTAAGTAAGCTAAAGATATGTCGGTGCAACGGATGGAGCACCATTTGTGTAAAGTAGTCCACCATCGCGAAGACTCGTAGTTTGCCAGCCGGTTCAAGTTTCAGCGCCAGCTTGCCAAACAGCCGTGCAGCCGGCCCCTCCATTTCTGGAGAGGGTAGGCTCGCATGGGCCATTCGGGTCGCCGCCGCCGTCCCTCCAACCATTCGGAAGCGGTCTACCCAGCAGGTATTATAGGTCTGGGCTTGGTTCCGGTCCAAATAATCATGCGACCAGGATTCAAAGAACTCGTGGAACAAAGAGAACATTGTGCCCGCTACAGCGCCTTCGCGCCATAGTTGGTACGCCGTTGTCAATGAACCGGAGATCGATGTCCCCTGACGCATGCCGTTCGGCGCCGAGGTTGTCAGTAGTAGAGGTTTTATCCTCCAATTCCTGAACTCCCGAGGCCGAAACGGGGCTAGCTCGACGAACCTCGGAGCAAAACTCGCTATCTCTCGCAGAACCCAATCCTTCCGGGTGGAAGGTTGGGTAATGGTTGATAACTTCGTTTTTCCTGGCATGTCTAACACTCGGTATAAGCCGAATAGAGTTAGCCAGTACCGAACTAACACCGTGTCGCCCTTCATTAGGGCTTCACGATGAAGCGAAGGTATGAGCCGAGGTAAGCCAGAACGGCTACGGGCAATCGCGACCCCCACCCCCTGAGCCGATTCGTGACATCGACCCGCGAGGGCTTGCATAGTTAACACTTGCATTACTTTCAAGCGCTTCACCACGCCGGGGATCCCCTGTGACTTCCAGATGGTAGCCAAGTGGAAGCAGAACGTTAGGTTTACTCGGACAAGCCCGTTAGAAAATGCACCAGTCACCAGCCGTACCACCCGGTTTAAGGGTGTGACGAGCTGG